TGAACAGTCGGCCGCATTGTATAGATCAGTTCCTGATCCAGACAATGCGTTTGATTCCGACATTTCCGGTTTTGACTGGAGCATGAGCCCTTGGATGTTTGAGATGGCCATAGACGCCCACCTAGAATATCTGGGTGAGGAAGATGGGACCATCTATTCGAACGCATGCAGGAACCTGATACACATTCTTAGTAACTCGGTTTACCTCACATCCCATGGAGACATGGTAGAGCTTGAGGAACCTGGAGTCATGAATAGTGGATCAGCGTTGACCTCATGGCTTAACTCTCGGATCCGTTACATGCTTGGCATCCTTGCTGGTCATGAATACTTAATCACCATGGGTGATGATGCAGTTCACGACTACGTGGAGAATGCTAAGGAGGTTTATCACAAACTTGGACTACGGTTGAAGAACATCGACAACCGTGGTAAAGGATGTTTTAACTTTTGCTCATCGGACATGTACGCGACACACAGCGTGCCTAGGGGCGTATGGAAATCATATAGCAATTTGCTTATGAAGAAGTACGACGCATGTGAGTTATCCGATTTCATGCACCTGCTACGCCACGCTCCAGAAAGGGAGCTGATGGCAATTAGCATGGTCGAAGTTGGATTTGCGACACCTGAGCAAGTAGCGGAAGCTATTGGCGATAGCCAACATTAGAGGGCTTCCCTAGGGCCCTCAAATGGTTAAGCGCAAGCGCACACGGCGCGGACGTAAGTCTGTCGCGAAGAAAGCACCCACCAAACCCAACCCGAAATCCACCCGCAGAAGGGCTACTCCTTACCAGAGGCTGATAGCTGACCCCTGTATGGCTGACTTAGTTAGAAGTTTTGCCGATTCAGGAGGGTCCACTATTGTTGAGCGCACTCGTCAAAGTGTAACTTTGAATGAAGGCGATGCCTCCTCTAGTGTAAACGGCTACATGCTATGGTTCCCTTCTTACCACGGCGTTGGTTATGCTACTGACAGCACCCGAGATTTCACCGGTCAAAACTGGTATTATTGGGTCAATGCCAGTGCCGCAACCAAACCAGTCAACACAGCGGGCACACC